GTAAATTAACAAATGAGTTTATGTATTTAGTATCTTTTATTTTTTGTGGTACTATTCTTATCTCATTTCGACTTGGTGATATTTCTTGTATAAAATATTTTAATTCTTTAACTTGTAAAACCTTACCAGTTGTTTCTTCATGTGATGCGCCATCCATAATAATTCCATCAGGCATGACATGAAAGTCACCAACATATCTTTCACTATTTTCATCGACTAATATGTTTTCATATGAACCAGCCTTTTTTCTTAGAAAATTATACTTAACAACATATCTACCTCTATCATAACCTAACTTACGTAGTATTGTGCCTGTATTTAATTTTACATCTGGCTTTCCTAAAACTTCATTGTAAGTATAATCATTTTTATCAACTATCACACTCTGTATAAAATTTTGTTCTGAATCATGGATAAGAGCTTCCACATAATCATCCTCGCTATCTATAGCAAAGCTTGAAATATATTTATAATCAATATCATCCGTGTCAACAGTTTTACCCGAATATAATATATCAAAATCTTTTTCTTCTAAACGCTGTTCCATTATAAGTCCTCACCATCTACTATAGAATTTAACTCTGGTTTTGTAATTGTTTTTAAATCTGATAATTTAAATCCTCTACCATAAAACTCACCTAAATTTCTAAATTTTCTTTTTAGTCCATCCTCTATTAAAAATCTTGTTTTATCAAATGGGTCATCATTAGTAACGACATCGCTTTCCTCTATACCATCTGGCAAGTCTGTCGATACAACAAAAGTTAGTAGTTCGCTTATGTCCCTATTAATTATATTGTTTAATAAGTTACCTCGAAAATAAATAGGTAAATTATTATCTTGTTTTGATTTGCTTAATTCTAATTGCTCAGATTGTAAAAAGTTTTCATATATTGATACAGCTTGTTCTTCATCAAAATTTATTGTTTCAATACCCTCTAATGGTTCACCAATTCTTTCATATGATAACAAGACATTTTCTGTAGTACGAAAATCATTTTCTGCAGAGCCAGATAATCTATTCAAATATTCTGCTCTAATCTTTTCTCTAAAGTTATTATAGAATAAACTTTTACCTTTTTCAAGTTGGTCTTTTGTGTATGGCATTAGATTGATACCTTAAATGAAAATCCCTCATCAAGTATTAATTTTTGTTCGTCATTAGTTCCACTACCACTCACGACCTGAAATAACAGATTATAAAATCTTTCTGGTTGATAACCATCTAAATCAAGATTAAAAAAGTTACCAGTTGAGTCACAACTAATTCTTGAACCACTACCGAAGGGAACAATTACATCTTCTGTCTCAGCATCTGTGATTGAATAAAATGCTCCATCTCCACTAGCACTACCACTTGGTAAATACTTTACGGATAAATTACTTGGTGTTGAATCAAATGTTTTTGTAGGAAATCTTTCTCTACCTATCACTCTAAACTTAGCTCTTGTTTTCTCCTTGTACTCAGGTCTTAAACCTCTCATATAAACTACTAAGTCCTCAATCTCTGTGCTACTCAATGGTGACAATGAGCCTGTATTCCAAACCGAATCATCATATTCTATTTCAAGTGTTGGTGGATATTTTGTATGAGTATCAGATGAGAAGAATGATAAATTACCCAATCTATCTGTGCTACCCTCATCATCCGTAGATTGTATCGTACCTAAACTTCCACTTCGTTTTACAATAAAACCATTGTTTGGTATAACGTTATCTATCCAATTATTAACGATATCAGTTACATCCATTCTGATATCTTCTGTTTTATGGGTGAGTGATTGAGAAGCTTCAAAGCCACTACCTTCGAACCAAGCTCCACCAGAACCACTAACGTTTGTAATCCAATTAGTTCCGATTGTCGCACCATCTCTAAAATTAAAACTACAACCCTCAGTAGTCGTTGGATTGTCGTTGAGTTTTCCTTGTCCCATATCCCAAGAACCACTTATTGGATGAGCGTACAAACTCTGTGATACAGATAACGCTGATGGTCTCGCATCAAATAAATTTAAATAATAACGAAAAACTTTAGTTGGGTTTTGTGCTGCCAGACGGGCAGGCTTTGTCATGTCAAATTCTACTAAAGCACGAGATACATCTATTGTTGTGCCAGCTATACTGACATCTTTTCTTATCTCTAAAATTTCATCAAGACCTGTGTTCTGACTTCCACTATCTTGATATAATGTTGCGTCTTTTGTTGGAAAAATAAAAAAGTGCATTATGTTACTCCGTAATACCTAATGTGTCTCCAACTACAGTTCCTTTTATGTCTGTGTCGGGAAAACGAACTTGAAAAATACTTGGGTCTAACGCTGTGTAAATTACACCATTTATAGTCGCTGACTCAACATCAAAAGCATTGCCAGAATAACCATCGGATGGTTTGAATTTATTTGTTATTACTATTTGTTGTTTACCTCGTTGACCATCAACCAATGGATTAACAACACTAGAAACTCCATCAACCAAAGATAATTCATAAACTATATCTGAAAGTATTATAGGTTGACCTATCTGCCATTTCGTGACATCAAAGTAATCTTTTACTCTATCGATACATCTTAAGAGAATATCATTTTTATTGAATCCGACTTTTGTCAATATTGCAAAATCTATAGCCACATCAATTATGTAAGCGTCTTTTATATTGATTGCATCGGTAACTAACCTATATTGTGACAAGTAAGTTTTTAAATTTTCTTTAACTGTAGTGGATAGTGGTACTAAATTATTATTAGAATTATATCCAAGAGTATACATATTCATAGCTAATGGGTTAGGAACTCTTGCAGTCAATTGTTTAATTGTCAACCCATTATTAACATCGTCAGTAGTTACCTTTCTATCCAGCTCATCTGTTGGTTTGTTTAATTGGTCATCTTGTACTAAGTGAACTTTAGCTATGTTACCAAATTTGGCTGGTAAAGAATATGCTCTAACAATATAGTCCTCTTTTGTAACCGCTCTTTGTTGTGCTTGATAATATGCTAATGCGTTTTCTCTAACGTCACGAACAGTTTCACCACCACCTCCACCTGTAGCTGGTTTTGGATTAGTAAATGCAAGAGAGTCTTTAGATGCCTGAACTAAAGTTGACGATAAATTTTGGTTATCTATTTCAAAAGTTTGACCACCTTTAAATGTAATGTCTCCACTATTAACGTTATCATCAACTCCACCACCGAAAGCGTATTCAATAGTTAGCGTTGTGTTCGCTGGTGCTAAACCAAAAGTCTTTGTCTTTAAGAAATTACTTGGGTCAAACGCTTGTGTTAAGAAACTTGGACTACCAGGTAAATTAGAACCAACACTATCAGGATTAGGTATAATCTCTTCATCAGGATTATCAGACACCCCTGCACCAAATCTTAAAATTGTTTCATCATTTTCATTAATAAAAGTTGTAAATCTACGAGATGTCTTTTTTAATTTTAAAATATGTGGTGACGTATCTCTATTAAGAACCGATGTTGGGTCATTAGTAGAATTATTTTCAATATCTTCAAATATAGTATCACGAGCTAATGAATCAACCTCATACCATTTATTAACATCACTATCTGTGCATGATAATATTTGTATCACATCAGGATTTTCTAATTTAATTTGTGTGTATTTTTGTGCAGAACCGAATGAAAAGAATTCTTTAGAAATCTCACCACTCTCTGCTTTAACTCTTTTCTTTAATAAAAACTTAGTAGGTGTATCACCATCATTTTCAAATATTGTTGTTATCCTTTGGTCTGATAAGGTATCAAATTTAAAATTAACATCATCTAAGGTTCTAAACGTTGTTCCATTAGTTGATGAATTTACCCTAGCTCCCGCTTTGATTGTTAGGGCATATCTGTAATCAGGTTTACCATTTAAGGCGGGTACGGTTTGAAATACATCAAGAACCACGTTAGATGGTGAAGTTATACGAGGTTTATATCCTAACGATTGTGCTATATTGTAAACATTTCTTTTCTCTTCAGCAAAGGGTAATAGTGATTCTCTAAATTGACTATCTAAATAGTAAGATAAAACATCACCGACATATGATGCCATCTCAATAAACATCATACCAGGAGAAGCTTCGTTAAAATCATTATAGGTGTTTGGAAAGTATGTTTTAGCGTATTCCACTAAACTATTTCTGAAATCATCAAAATCTTTGTTTAGATAATTTATACTTCTAACTTTATTTTTTTTAGTTGTTGTTCTTGCCATTCTATTATCCGTTAAACGTTTAGTAAAAGTTCTCGTTCCTCTGAACTAAGAGCAGGTACGAATTTTATTTTTACAAATACTTTACTCCTATCACCATCTTCTGTTAAAGTTTCAACGCTGTTAATTGTTATATAAGACAACCATTGTGCTACTGCTCTTTTAATTTCAGTTTCAATTTTTATAGGTAACTCATCATCAATCTGTTCAAAACAAATTTCTCTTACTCGACTACCAAATTCAGGCTGTGATACTCTTTCACCAACTTGCGTCAACAATAAATTTCTTAAATTATGAACTGATTGTTCAATAGAAGTTTTTGTTAAAGCAAAGTCATTGAATGAATCACCTTTAAGTGGAAATGATAATCCCACAAATGTATTTGCGTTAAGGTCATTTTGTCTTGCAGACATTACTTACCTTTCTTATTGATAGCTTTCATTAAATCACTATAGTCACGAGTTAATGCTTGAGTCACTGCTTCTGGTACGTCATCAACAGACTTACCTGCTTTTTTCAAAGTATCTATCGCAACCATATCTCTTTTGACTTCGTCTGATTTTCCATAACCCATTAACTCAGCCATTTTTGATGAATCAAATGTTCCACCACCCAATGTTGGATATTCTTCAGTTTGTTTTTCTGATGTTCTCAATCCAACAGTTTCGTTTAACACGTCATTTAGTGCTTTGTTATCTGTGAATTTTTTTTGTGAAGTTTTAATTTGTTTTGGTTGTTCGATAGTTTTAGTCTTTGTTTCATTCATAAATATCTTTTGAACTTCTTTTTTGACTTCTTTACGAACTGCTTCTCTGATTATTTTTATCAGGTCTTTTTTTGTCATTTTAAAACGCCCTCTTTCTTATTTAGACTTCTTTAATAGATTCTTCTTGTTTTTGTTTTTCTTCGGTAATCTCTTTTTTAAAATCTTTTTTCTTACCACCATGATAATCGTAAGCGTGTCCCTCTTCGATAAGAATATCGTTAACGCTAACCCAACCATCTACTGATAAGTCTATAGAACTTTCAACACTATTTATACATTCAGTAATGTGCTCACCTACGTAGTCTGGTGATACAAATATTTCACCCAAAACTCTACCAAACTTACCTGTACCAAATGATTTTAATTTGAAAATACCAGCTTCTAATAATTCTTTATTTCTTGCTTTTGCAGCTAAACCTTTTTCTTTTTCTTTTAAATCTCTTGTACGAGATTCCCAAGTATCGATACCCATGTAACGAACTCTTTTTTTAATTTTAATATCAAAACCTAAATCTATATAACAATCAATGGTATCACCATCAACAACTTTAATTAATTCTGCTTCATACTCACGAGTATCTAATTTTTTTGCCATGATTTTCTCCTATGTAATGTCTTCCAAGTCTTCTTTTGATATCCCTAAATCTACATCTGGTAAATCTAAATCTGGTAAATCTAAATTTGGTACTTTTATATTTGGTACATCTGGTAAATCTAAATCTGGTATTTCTAATTTAGGTAATTTAAAATCTGGATTAGCCGTCATCACTTGTTTATTAAGAAAAGTTTGTTTCGTAATTACCTCA